TCCGATCTACGAGATCCAGAAGGATTCTAATACTGTTGGATTCATTCGTAAAGTAAATGCTGCTAAGTGGATGGTTGTTGATGTTGTAGATACTCCTCAGCACGTTTGTAAGACTCTTAAAGAGGCAAAGAGTGCTGCTGAGAATCTTATCATCTTTGATGTTGACAATACTCAAGAAACTGTGTATAATGACTCTGTAGGGGTTGATAAGGTGAATCCTGAACTTAATAAGGTTATTGAGGGTTCTTTGAATTGCTATAAGCAAGTTGAAGGTACTGATGAGTTTGTAAAAGTATCTCCTACTGAGTTTGGATTCCCTGAACCTACTCTTGAACCAATTGAGTTCTGATGTTTAAGTTTATTCTTCATCTATTAACTGAACAACAACAAATGCACGATTCTACTCTTGACCTGTTCTGCGAACACGAAGATATAAAGTATGCAGATGAATATGCAACAGAAATTGAACGTAAAGCAGCAGAACTTGAAGTAACGGTTGATTATTATATGGCAGAGTTTATGTAACCTCTGTGCCACTTCTGCAACTGTCCAGCACTCTTCCCGAACCAACGGGAGGGGTGCTATAATGTATGAATACAAACGTTATTTGACTTATTGATGCTGACTCTTCTTTCTTATCAACAACGTGCTTTGAAGGCAGTCCAGAACTCTATCAAAGGTTCTGTGTATATTCCTACTGGTGGTGGTAAAACTGTTGTGATGATGGAAGATGCCCGTCAGAGGATTCTTAATGCACTGGAACCAATGACATTTGTTGTTGTTGCTCCTCGTATTCTGCTTGCGAATCAACTTTGTTCTGAGTTTGAAGCATATCTCAAAGATCAGAATGTTGCTTATATGCACGTTCATAGTGGAGAAACTCATCATCAATCCTCTACACGTCCAGCAGACATTGCAGAATACAATGACACTGCAATCGGAAGTGGTAAGCATCAGTTTATCTTCACCACTTATAATTCGATTGGTCGGGTGAATGAATCAGATATTGAAATTGATGTTGTGTATTTTGATGAAGCACATCATTGTGTGAAACCATCCAACTTTGTTGGTATTGCACATACTTCATCAGTTGCAGATAATGCTTATTTCTTCACTGCAACTCCGAAGTTCAATAACAGCACTGAGTCTATGAATAATACTGATGTTTATGGAAATAACATCATCAGTATTCCTGCACAAGAACTGATTGATGCTGGTAGCATCATTCCTCCCAAAGTTGTGCCTTATGAAGCACAAACCATTCGCACTAAAGAAAATGCTGCATTTGTAGATGCAGAAAACGTTGTAGGTATTCTCTCAGAGATTTCTGATTGTGATGCTCCTAAAGTTCTTGTTGCTGCTCCAAGCACCAAAGTCATTTGGTCTATGTTTACTGAAAGTGATTTGCTTCAACAACTCAATGATATGGGTTATACGATTATGCACATCACTTCCAAACACGGTGCTTATATTGACAAACAGAAAGTGTCTCGTGAAGTATTCTTTGAGAAGATGAGTGAGTTTGGTGCTGACCCAGACAAGAAGTTCATTGTGTTTCACTACTCTATTTTGAGTGAAGGCATTAACGTTCAAGGTTTGACTCATTGCATTATGCTTCGCAATCTTCCATTGATTGAAATGGCACAGACTGTTGGTCGTGTGATTCGTATGCACCGTGATGACAGACAAGCAATCGCAGATGGTAAGATGAAAGCAGGAGAGTTTGCTTTCTATAAGAAACCCTTTGGAACTATCACGATTCCTGTCAATAATAACTATGGTGATAAGATTGCAAAGCAACTTCAAAATGTTGTGGATACTATCTTTGTGAAAGGTGAAGTTCTTGGTGTATAAATTATATTATGTGTCACACATAAAATTATGCCATTCACAAAGAAATTTCCACAATCAGGAGAAACAACACACATACGAGTTCCAAAATGTTATGCAGATTTAATTTTGGAACTGATGGTTACAATGGATAATCGTTTTGATATAGATAAGGGCAAACACCTGTTAAAGAAGTTCATACACAATTTAACGTGAGTCCAATGATACGATGTGCCAGTTGAAAAGGTGGCATAATAAAGTCCCATTCTGCTCCCTGGTGTCCTATAATGATGGAATCAAACAAAAGTCAAATGCCTAAAACATTTAAGTATGATGTTTTTGCTATTGTATCTGATTTAGATGTTAATACTGGTGTTTCAAATTGGATTGATATTGATGAATTGTCTTCTGCTTTTGTTGATGGTGGATTTGAACCAATACAACAAGGAAATGGAACTGGTATTGAAGGATCAGAGGGGGCACCAAGATTTTGTAATTGCAAACGATCTAAAAAACTTATTTGGGAATCTATCTTTGTAAAAGGGAAACTCAAGTCGGTAAGAGTAAATGGATATAAAAAAGAAGATATAGTATCAACAACCATTCCTGCCAGTATTCGGAATGAGTTTGAAAATGTTAATATCTGTAATTGGACTTTGCTTCCTGTTGGTGGAAATAATATGTCTCTTCGTAAAGAGATAGATCATCGTTGGGGAAATAAACAAAAGCATAATCACAACGATGTTAGTGATTATCAAGTTGTTAGCAAATTGTTTAATGATTTCAAAAGACAGGAGTGCAAAAAGTGTATTGAAACTGGTGTAAGATATAAGCATCCAGAAAAAGAATTTGTTTTTGGTTGCCAAACTTATGAAGATAACGTAGGATGTCAAGGATGTCCTCTTGCACAACCTGAACTTTACCGTTGATTGTTATGTCTTTAGATAGTGGAAAACTAATGTATTCTGCAGGAAATAATGATGAATGTTATACTCCTGCTTATGGTGTAACACCTATTATTAAGTACATTCCTAAAGATGCAAAAGTTTGGTGTCCATTTGATACTAAAGAGAGTGAGTTTGTAAAACAAATCTCGCAAACTAATAGTATAGAATACTCTCACATCAGTGAGGGAAAAGATTTCTTTACCTATGAACCATTCCATTGGGATGTAATTGTATCCAATCCACCATTTACAAATAAACGTAAGTTTTTTGAGAGAGCATTGTCATTTGGTAAACCATTTGCTTTGGTTATGACCAACACTTGGTTGAATGATAGTGCTCCAAAACAGTTGTTTAAGGATAAGGATTTGCAACTTTTGATGTTTGATAAAAGAATGAAGTTTAATAGTCCCGATGGCAGAGCAAATGACAAAATTACCTTTAGTAGTAGTTATTATTGCTGGAACTTTCTTCCTAAGCAAATCATTATGGAAGAACTTAAAGTGAAGTGATGTGCCACTTGTAGCACTGGCACAGTAAATGAGCACAGACCCGTGGTTGTGGTATTATAGTCTTATGGTTGAGGAAGTCCGATGACTTACGTCCCGATTCAATCAAGTATTCCTTACTTGAAGGTTCCTGAAAACCGATTGAATCTTGCATTTAATTGGTATCAACGGCAGAAAGATCATCCACTGAACTTTCCGTGCTATTCTTATTGGATTCAACAATGTACAAATGATGGGAGTGATTACTGAAACTATGATTGACACTGTTTTGACTATTGAAGAAGTTTTGACTGAGAAACAACTGCTTGCTCTGCGAGACATTCTTTATCATTACAAAGAGTTTCAGTTGGAATTGTATGAGTATCCCCAAGAGGATACACTATTCACTCAGACTCAACGAGAACTGTTCGACATCTTTGACATCAAATGACTTCTATTTCTTTCACTTCTGGTGAGTTGCTTGATGTTATCAGTGCTCTTGAATACTATGAGAATGATGCTTACTTTAATCAAAAGAACGCACATCTTGCTAGTTATTATCTGAGTATGCAGAATCAATTTCAACGGATTTATGATAAACTGCAAGAGTTTCAACCAGAAAACAGAGTTGCTAATCTTGTCCTTGTTGTAAACTAATGAAACCTAACTTTCGCAAAGTATTAGAATTAGCAATTGAAGAAGGTGTGAGGTATGGATACAATCGTGCCCACAAACACGTTGAGAATCCTCACGAGGATGCTGTTGTAGATAATATCATAGATGGTGTAACTAACTCTCTTTATGAATGGTTTGACTTCAATGAAGACTCTAATGAATAAAATGAATCCCCAAGTCAAAGAAAAGTGGATTGATGCACTGCTTTCTGGCAAATACGAACAAGGCAGTGAGAAACTCCGAGGTGCCAATGGTTATTGTTGCCTTGGTGTTCTCTGTGATTTGTATGCACAAGAACAAAATAAAGAGTGGGACTTCAAGGGTTATTCAGAAAACTCTGATGAGGAATCTCCAGATAGAATGGACTATTGGTATTTTGATGGAGAGAGTGAGTTTCTGCCTGACTCTGTAAGAGAATGGGCAGGAATGACATTCAAGAATCCTCAAGTGCGAGTTGATGTCTCACCTGAGGATGATGAAGATGAATGGTTTTATAATGATGAGATTGCCAATCTGAACGATTCAGGTTATACCTTTGAAGAACTTTCTAAACTAATCAAAGAACAATTTTGATGAGTCCAATGTTAAGATGTGCCACTTCTTCTAGTGGCACACTACATCCCCCAAACCCCCTGCTGAGGTGCTACAATGATTGCATTGAAGGTTGAGAAACCAATGACCGAAACACAAGTTCAACTCAAAGAATCCACTGTAGAGTTCATTGCTGAACTTATTTTAGAAAATTATGCTCAAGATGACATCTATGATTTCATTGCTGAGCATGGTGAAGATGACCTTGTGCAGTATTATGTGAAATATGTTGAGATTGGTGAATCTTACTCATACAGGGCAGCAGACATCTTCATTGAAGAGTTTGGTGTTGATAACATAGAACACTTTGAAGATGCTTTCCGTGGTGGTGGATATGTATCTAAAGGAGATTATGCAGAACAATTCGTAACTGATTGTTACTGCATCAATCTTCCCACATTTGTTGAGATTGACTGGGAAACTACCTTTGACAATCTCGATTGTGTTTATGTTGATGGTTTTGTTTTTGACACCCAATTCTGAACTATGAAACTTCAATCTAAAGATGGTTCAATGGTGGTAGATTTCTACCCCATCAAAACACCTTTTGGTGATGTGTCTAAAGAGTGGTTTATGAAGACTCTTACTTTTATGGGTAAGAGTCAATCCAAGAAGTTTCTCAATCGGATTGAGATGAATCTTGAGATTCAAGAATATCTCAATCACACAATTCCTTATGAGGTTGTAGACTTCAACACGATTCCACAACTTGCCAATCCATTTGCTACTGTTTGATGATGAAGTTTCAAGTTACTGCAATCGAGTTTGATTTTGAGTCTGATGATGAAGAACTCGATGCTTTCAATCGTGGCATCATCATAGATGAAACCATCGGTCAAATCTGGGATGCAGATGATGAAGATGATCTTGTAGAAGAGATTACTTGTGCAACTGGATGGTGTGTTAAGTCTATTGACTATCGGCACGTTTTGAGTTGATGATAACCTGTCCCACATAGTCCAAGGTTGAGATGTGCCACTTGTTCTAGTGGCACACCAAACGAGCACAGACCCCAAAAGGTGCTATATTAAAGGGGTGGTGAGGGAGGCAATAAGACCACCTCGATAACGTCAACTGACATCTTGGCAAGTATGCTGTTATCAAACCTCATCACTTCTCACAAACGTCCAACTTACTTTATTATTCTTAAAATGACTGTTGATTTCTCTCGTGATGTGATGCTCGGTATGCTCCGCAAGGGTCAGACTGGAAATGATATTCTGGATATTCTGAATGTGATTGTTCCTGATGAGAGCAACACCGAAGTTCAGAATGAGGAAGTGACCGAACAAGTTGCTGCCTGAGTTTAATTCTAGTTCATTTACTCTTTAATTCCAATGTTTCTTTCCTGCCCTGTTTCTTTTGATCTGATTGATGCCGAATGGTATGATGATCTTGATAATGCAAGAGAAGATGCACTTGATTGGAGTGTTGAATTGTCTGGTGAGAATGTGATTGTTTATCAGGCACTTGAGAGTGAAGATGGTGCTTATGAGTTCAACAAACTCTATGCTATCTCTGCCTGAGTCCAGTGTTGAGAGGGACGGTTTCTGAACTGTCCCTAATGTCCCCCACTGGGGCACTGGATGCCCTATAATACAGAGACACAAGCAAAGGAACCTCAATGGATCGTCAGCAAGTCATCGCAAAGATTCAATCCATCCTGAAACTGCAGAATGGAACTTCTTTTGAGGGTGAGGCAGATGCTGCTGCTAAGATGATTGATAAACTGTGCAAGCAGTATGGTGTTACGATCATCGAAGCAACTGAAACTCAAGTTCTTGATGAAGAGTTTGTTTCTTTCAAGAGAATCAATGTTGCATTGACTACTCTTGCTAATGCGATTGCTAACTTCTATGATGCAAAAGCATATATGAAGAATGGTGATTCCAAGTCTCTGCAAATCATCGGTAGTGAAGCACAACAAATCCAAGTGCGACTCTATTATGATTACCTTGTTCAGGTGATGGAGAAAGAGGCAGAAGTTGCACATAAAGCAGAAAAGATTATGTGCGACATCAAAGGAACTGTGATCTCTCGTAGTTTCAAACTTAATTTCCGTAAGGCATTTGCAGATAAAGTTGCGGAACGTCTGAAGGAAATGAAACTCGCAGAGAATCGAGTTCACGATGATGCCGATGCAGTGAAGAATAAACTCTCCACGATGCGATTCGGACGTTCCAAGAAGATGAATGGTGCTAGTGGTGCTGGTGCTTATTCTGGTGCAAACGTAGGTGCTGGTGTTTCTTTGAACCGTCAAGCATCTGGTTCTGTGGCAAAACAACTCTGTGGGGTGTAAGAGTTAATCTTACACTCCCTTCTTTTTTCCTTTATTCCTAATACAATGAATCGCAATCTTTCAATTGATGAGTGCAAAGTTCTCTGGGTTGTTGGTGCTGCTGAACGTCTCGCAACGTTGGGTATGCTATCACCTGATATTCCTTGTCGTTTGAGTTCTGAAGCATTGGATGATTATCTGGAAATTGATAATCACCGAGATATTCTGTTTGAGAGTGATTATGAGATTGCATCTATTTTCAATGCACTTGCTGAAAGTCATAATGATGAAGAAGTTGAACCTGATGAATTGAGAAGTGTTATAGATTTGATTCTTGAGTATAAAAACAATCGGACTGAGATTGTTAAGTATGCCCTTTCACATCAAACTGTTTGAAAATAGCAATGAAAAAAGATTTAATGGAAATTACATTGAGTAAAGAGAATTACAAGATTCTACATAAACTCATTTGCGATCAAGTGGATGCTATTCATGAACAGTATAATGATGATGAGAACTATGTTCCAACATTAGAGCATATGAAAGTTCTCAGTGCAGTTACACAGTTCAGTGCCTATCAAGTTACTTACAATGTTTGATCTTCTTCAATTTCAACCTCATTCAAGTGGTATTGTTAATGCCATTCAAGCAAGGTATAAGTTTGAGAATGATTGGGAGATTTCTGTTGTTGCTGGTCCACCGAATTGTGGATTGTATGGTAATATCAATGAGAACACTTATGAAGTTGCAATCTTCCGACCGAATGGAAATATGACTGAAGACGTTTGTCCTTGGAATACTAAACAGGAAGTATCTTCAATGATGTGGGTACTATCTCAACTCTGATTCTTTTAATTACTCAACTACAATGAACATCACACTTCAACAACTTCACGAACTTCTGGCATATGCTTATGCTGTTTGTGTGAATGATACTCTCTATTTTGTAGGATATGATGAAGATGAAAATCCATACATTGCAGATAATGATGGAAATGATTATGTTGATCTTTCCACTGTAGATGGTGAGATTACGATTGACAAAAATGGTGCTTATTTTGAAATAGCAGAACAACCGATTCGCATGGTATTTCTACACTGCAAGAATCCTCTTCAAGGTTATCCTATTCTCCCCTGAGTCCAGCATACCCATCAGGGATGCTGATAGGTAGAAGAACCGTAGACCCCTTGACAAACCCCCAGATCCGTGCTATGATGAACGAAGTTCAGAGTCAAGCAATGACCACTGCTCAACGGATGGAAAAGCAATTCTTTCTTCATCTGATTCAACTTGTCAATGAAGTTCAAGGTAAGCAAAAACTTCCTTCGCAAGTTTATTCTCATCGCACTTCTGCTTGGGTCAAACAAACTCAGAATCCAAAGCAAAAAACTGACGCACTGTCCCGAGTTTAATTCTCTCGGTGCCTGATTTTTATCAATTCATTAACTGATCTAATGACTATCCGTTTCACTTACGACATTAACACTCAACAAAAAGTTTATGCCGTATGTAACACCAATGGTGATTGTAAGTATTTGACTACTTCGATTACTGATGCTATTAAACTCTGCCAACAAAACTGAAATGATTATCCTACACAAAGAAGATCACGGTTGTGTTTATAAGTTAGGTGAAGAGTATGAACTATTCTATGCTCCGATCTATACTGATAATACAATCAATTTGAATGAGTTTCATCCAGTAGATTTAGCAGAGTATGATGATGTAAATGAGATTGAAGATATTCAATCACAACTGATTACATTGAATCAATGAAGATCAGATGGAAGAGATTAACACTCAAGCATAAGAGATAATTATCATTTGATATGTAAGAATGTTTTAATTGATAATTAAATTAAATGTATTAAAAAACATAGTTGAGTGTTTTGTTGTGTTATAATGATAGTGTTATATAAAGGTTCTTATAACCTGTCTAGACACTTATAAATGCCTCTAGTTCTTGTTGTCTAAGCCCGCATTATACCATAAACCTCATAAAAAGTCAAGGGCACACAGACACTCCTAGGACTGGCACAACACATATTGACAGAATCTCGACAATTCTTATAAGTCTCGTGCCTGTGGAAAAATAGTTTTCCACAGGTTTCATTCATTTCCTATAGGGGAAAGTAATGATTTTCACAGAATAGTTTTCCACAGGTTTATAATGATTTGTAGTGTTTGCAAGGGTTTATAAGAATTGCCCTGTGGAAAACTATAAGACTTTTTCCACAAGTTCGTTATACCCTGTGGAAAACTATTCGTGTTATAAACTCCTTCGTCCTGAGAGTTCGTTATACCCTGTGGAAAACTATTCGTGTTATAAACTCCTTCGTCCTGAGAGTTCGTTATACATAACAGTTCGTTATAGCACTTCGTTGTACTCACAGTATAAGTATATGCTCGTCTTATAGTATAACAATACAACAGTAGTGTTATATGACACCCCCCATATAGTTTGTAATTCTTTCAGTCCTGTGCTATACTATTCGTTGTACACAGTTCTGTGTACAAACTTGTAGTCTCCATATCTTATACTTTAGAAGCACTTCGTCATTTATACCACCCCCCATACAGTTTCGTATTTGAATCTGACAGTGTTGTATAATGACTTATATCGTGCCCGTTCGTTATAGCAACACCCCCCATATAGTTTGTTATTCTAATAACACAGTAATGAATATAAAGTATTCGTTATTGTTCGTTTATTATAATAGACAGTTATTTTATGTTGTTTGTTATTCTTATTATAAACCGTTGCCCCCGTATATAAAAACAACAAACTACCCTAACCTACAACGGACCGAAATCGACCTTCAAATTGTTTTTTAAATAAAAAAATTTTCCCAAAAATTTTCCAACCATAAAGATTTTAAATGATATATAATAAAAAATGCCCTGAAAGTACAATGAAATTAGATTTTGATGATTATGAGAAAGACTTATTGATTGATACGATACAGCATCGTTTAGATACTGATAAAATATTGGTGATCAATGATAGTTTAAGAGAAGAGATTGAAGATTTACTCCGAAAGATAGAAGAGGATGAATACGTATAATATTTCAGTTAAGGGCAATGAAATATTAAGTCAGGTGCCACAGAGTGATTTACAGGAAAATCTGAAAATGATCAGAGGACTTGTATGGACTTCTGGGGGGAATGATAAGGATATTGAAGTACATCTAAATAAAAACGAAGACCATTGCAATGAATGAGTTGCTGTGGTAAAATCATGTAGTATCGAGAAAAAATTATTTTATGGCTAAAGGATTTACAGTAAAAGCAAAACTTCCCACAGGACCTGTGGAAGGAGAGTTTAATTTAGAAGCAGCAAAAGAAATGATTCGTGGGAAGTCAATTGTTTTTTGTCTTCCTGGACGAGGAGTATCTTACATTTATTTGAAGAACTTCGTACAACTTTGTTTCGATTTAGTACAGAGTGGTGCAAGTATTCAGATTAGTCAAGATTATAGTTCAATGGTAAACTTTGCACGATGCAAGGTACTTGGTGCGAACGTTCTCAGAGGTCCCAAGCAGATTCCTTGGGATGGTAAATTGCAGTATGATTATCAACTCTGGATTGATAGTGATATTGTCTTTGACACTGAGAAGTTCTATCGTCTTGTTGCAATGGATAAGGATATTGCTGCTGGATGGTATTGCACTGAGGATGGTCACACCACGTCTGTTGCACATTGGTTAGAAGAAGATGATTTCCGAAAGTCTGGTGGTGTAATGAATCACGAGACACTAGATACGATTCAGAAACGTCGTAAACCATTTACAGTTGATTATACTGGATTTGGATGGGTATTGATTAAGAAAGGAGTATTTGAAAGTCTTGAGTATCCTTGGTTTGCACCGAAGATGCAAGTTTTTGAATCTGGAGAGGTTCAAGATATGTGTGGAGAGGATGTTTCATTCTGTCTGGATGCAAAAGAACAAGGATATGAGATTTGGTGTGATCCTTTGATTCGTGTTGGACACGAAAAGACACGAATCATCTGATAAGTGTCTGGAAGGTCTTTCTTGACCTTCTTTGAAACGTTATGATAGAATGTCTCTATGAGGTTTTTATTGTCTTATAGAGGCATTTTTATTGGCTTGAGAGACTTTATAAAAACCCCCTTATAAAACCGTTAGTTGGAGAATTAAAAATGGCGCAAAAGAATCGGAAGGATATGCAGATTGCGAGTGTTCCAAAAAATACTCGACAAGGTAATGGTAAGAATACTAAATATTCTGCTACGAGTCGCAATGTAGCACGTAAAAAGTATCGTGGTCAAGGACGGTAAATAATGGCTTATCTAAATCACAGTCTTCCAGATTGGTCCTGTTATATTCGTAATGAATTTCTTTTTAATCACAAAAAGGGTCACGGTGAAGTAACTAAATGTGATGTACATTGTGTTGCCAGTATTGAAAAAAGAGTCCCTTTATTTGAAGCATTCCTTGAAAATGGCGTGAATTGGACTCGTAGACCTCTTCACTCCTTTTGTTGGAAATCAGATGCAGAAATAGAACCTCTAGAGGATATTATGTACTGGGATTGCTTTTCTCCGTATGTTGATGTTCAAAAACGTGCTCGTCTCGCTGGATTACAAGCAGAATTAATTCGTCCTGATGGAAGAAGGGTGATTGGAAGTTATATGTTTACTCTTGATTGGTCATGGGAAAATAAAGGAGTCACTGATCTTAATTTTTCAGAGACTCCTGAACATAAATGTGCTCATTTATTCAAGGTAGAAACTGGAAATTACTATGCATATCCAAATAATCGTATTATTTGGTATGATAATGCCTGGACATTTAATAGAATCGACAAAAATCCAGGATATGAAATTGACTTAACTGTGTATTCAGTTGAAAATAAAAGAAAAATCGAAACATCCGATCATTATATGTACGAAATTAAAAATTTAAATTAAAATAAATAAATTTTTACCAAAGATATTGAATTGAAACAGTTTTCGATGGGCAATCACCTTCTTTTGGAGGTTTATGATGTAGAACACAATCTTCTGAATGATGGTATTGCTCTTCAGAAGGTGATGGAACGTGGCATTCAACGTGCTGGAATGACAATTTTGAATATTTTTCAGCACTGTTTTCATCCTCAAGGTCTTACAATTGTGATTGCACTCTCAGAAAGTCATGTTTCTTGTCATACTTGGCCTGAGGAAGGTTGTATTGCAATAGATGTTTATACTTGTGGTGAAGGAAATCCAAAATTAGTTGCACTAGAATTGTTGAAGTATTTTAATTCCAAAAATTATAAACTTCGTCAGTTAGATCGTTAAATAGTTTAAGGAGATAGAAACCTCCTTAAAAGTTCTGTTTTTAAATTTAAAAACAGAGGATCTAAAATGTCATTTTACCAAGTCGATCGAGACAAAAATTATATGAGAGAAATGTGGGGGACTACAAGACTCATCACTGATATTGATACAGAAAACCCAAAGAGAGTAATTCAAGAGATTATGCACGATAATGCTCCAAAGCATAATCTAAAAAAACAAACTGAATTGCACGAAAGAATTAGAAATGATGAAGATTATGATGATTGGGATTATGGAACTGAACCAACATACGGAAAAATGATTTAAAAAGTATTATAGATATATTAAATATACTCATTGTTTAAATGCTTAGTATTTCTAGAAGTTTTAAGGACATTAGTTTGTCTTTTTCTAGACATCCAGTGACGAATGATATTCTTATCTTAAAAAATGAGGATGCAATTAAAAAATCGGTTATTAACTTAGTCAGAACTCGTATTGGTGAGAGGTTCTTCAATAATTTATTGGGAACCTCTGTTGATAATTCTTTATTTGAACTAAATGGACAAGAAGTTTCGACAATACTTGATGAAGAAATTAAAACAGTATTAAGTAACTTTGAACCAAGAATTGTAGTAAGAGATGTAATTGTTGAATCTATAGAAGATTCAAATGAATTAAATGTAAAAATTTCTTATGATATTGTTGGAATTCCATTTCCTCCTCAAAATATAGAGTTTCTTTTACAACCAACTAGAATATAATGTCCTTCAATAATTTTACAAATCTAGATTTTAATGATTTACGTACTCAGATAAAGGACTATCTGAGATCGAATAGTAATTTCACGGATTTTGATTTTGAAGGTTCTAATTTTTCAAGTTTAATTGATATACTAGCATATAACTCTTATATCACTGCCTTCAATACAAATATGGCAGTGAACGAATCCTTTATTGATAGTGCAACTCTTCGAGAAAATGTAGTCTCTCTTGCACGTAATATTGGATATGTTCCCAGATCCAAAAGAGCATCAAAAGCAAAAGTTAGTTTTACAGTTAATACAACAGGGTTAAATTCAAAAACAGTTACTCTAAAGGCAGGAATCGTTGCTTTAGGTGCTGTCGAAAATGGTAATTATATCTTTTCAATTCCAGAGGATATCACAGTAGTAGTTGATAATAATGGATATGCGAATTTTACTGGAATTGATATCTATGAAGGTTCATATTTAACAAAAACATATACAGTAGATGCATCACAAGTAAATCAAAGATTTACAATTCCAAACACTGGTGTGGATTCATCTACAATTCGTGTAAAAGTTACTGGTGTGATTACTGAAAAATATGTATCATATTCGAATATTTTCCAAGTAAATAAAGATTCAAAACTTTTTTTAACACAAGAAATAGATGATGAAAAATATGAGATTTTATTTGGTGATGATATTATAGGGAAAAAACCAATTAGTGGAAGTACTATTTTCATCAGTTATATCATTACCAATGGAAAAGATGCGAATGGTGCAGCAAACTTTACTTTTTCTGGAATTTTAACTGATAATAATAGCACTTCAATTACAAACAATATTTCTCTATTAACTACTACACAACCGTCAGAAAATGGTGATGATATTGAAACCATTGATTCCATTAAGTATCTTGGTCCTAGAGTATATGCATCACAATACCGTGCAGTAACGGCAAATGACTATAAAGGTCTAATTCCATATATATTTCCAAATGTAGATACTGTAACGGCATATGGTGGGGATGAATTAGATCCACCAGAGTACGGTAAAGTTTTTATTTCAATTAAACCAAGAAATGGTAAATATCTTTCACAAATTACAAAAGATAGTATTAAAAAAGATTTAAGACAATATTCAATTGCTGGAATTAAACCAGAAATTATTGATTTGAAATATATGTATGTTGAATTGGACACAACAGTTTATTATGATAAAAGTACTACAATAGATCCAAATAATTTACAACTGAGAGTTGTAAATACTTTAGAATCCTATAGTAAATCAACTGAGTTGAATAGTTTTGGTGGTAGATTTAAATATAGTAAAGTTTCTTCTTTGATTGATAATACAAG